AACTGGGACTGTCTTTTGTCCTGTGTCTGCGATGACTAGTTCTCGCAAATCTGGTTGGTGAGTTACATCTATGAGATGCAAACTACAATTTAAGTCTTTCAAGATGATCTCTCTTGCCTTGTCGCAAAAGGGACAACCTGTCTTAACATACATTTTAAATACTGATCTTTCTAGAAACATAACATATATCCAATTGTTGCGGCGGCCGTCATTAACAAAACAACTTTAAGTGCTTTCTTGGTAATATCAATCGCAGCGTAAGCTAATAATTCATTTTTTATCTTTTGTTCCACTCTTCTTCTCCATTAACATTCCAATTGGGCGACCATCTTCATCTTCGAAGAAAAACTCGCCCCTCTTTTTGCCTTTGACCATTTTCTTGTATTTTATGGCCTTTTTGGCGTGTTTTAGGGCCGTTTCTTTGGTTTTGGCCCTTTTTAGGCGCTTTCCCTTGATGTACCGACCGTTCCATTCCCAAACTTCCCACATTATTTCTGCTCGCCATAAGAGGTTACATCCCAGTCGTTTTCAATAGAGGTGCCGGCGCCGTCAAAAACGGCCTGCGGCCCTTTGTGGTCGTTTTTCTCAACCCTTATCCACTTAAGGACAAACTTTTTAAGGGCCTCCCAAGGATAAACAATACGATCTCTCATTCTTCTCCCTCCTCGATAACATACTTAGTACATCCCCCTAGGAATTGATTTAAGTTTTGTGAATTTGTGCGATGAACTAGATTCTCAACTTTCTCGCTAAGGAGTTCCAGCTCTTCTACGTTTAGTTTCTCCGTCCAGACGACAAACGAAGAGAGGTATTCTAGGGCTATAGCAACCCTCTCTGCTGCTGTGCGACGGTTGGGGATCATGCGTTCCGTCTTAGGCATGCTCATTCTTCGCTCTCCGATAAGCACCTACGGCAACAGGCCACAACCCTTCTGCGATCTCCAAGCAAGCCTCGGCAACCTTTTGAATCTCCCATTGCGCCCCTTCGTGTGTGCGGAGGTCAATAAACTTTAGGAGATTGTTCAGATTGACTGTGCCGTAATAAGTTGTATACATACTCTGAGGCAGGGCGGCCCTTGCTTGTTCTCGGCAAACGCCTGCATCAATTAATTTATTATAGAGTGTAATACTAGACTTGTGGTGTTCTCTTACTGCTTCGTCGGCGTATGCTACTGGGTTGTTTAACAAAGGGTTAATCAACTCCTCTGTGTTGCTTGCCTGACGATTGGACTTGTGCTGCGTCCGAAACTCTTTTGGCTCATAAAACTGGATGTTTACATCAGTGTATCGACGAGATATTTCATTGTAAGACCAAGTGCGATGACGATGATGCTGACCCCTAACAAACAATGGAACCAAAAAGCGAAAAGTAACAACATTGTGTTCAAACGTCGAAGTGTGACGGTGTTTAACCAAGTAGTTAATAAGTTTTTCATCTTTTCCATCTAATTCCTCCTTCTGCGTTCCGAAACTGACTCGGGCACTGTTAACGATAGTAAGGTCAGAACCCATGTGTTCCACGAGATCGACTCTGCCGATTCCGTCGTCATACAGTTCTATTCCTTTCATTTCTGCTCCAAGTTCTGAATTTGTCGGTCGATGTACCATCGCGCTTTCTTCAAATCTTCAATTGTGTCTTTACCCTTCTTCCCGGCCCTAGACACATACTTAATAACATTTCCCAAGTGAAAGTTGAGATCCCAAGCCTCGATAATCTTGATGGCTTCGTAGGGGTTCTCTTCTCCACCATAGTGGTCCGGGTGGTGGACACGGGATGGTGGGTAGGCCTTCGCTGAGGGGACTGTGGCTGAAATCCACTCTCTTTCTGTCCTATAGGCTTTTGGATCAGTCATTATGCTAAGACCTTTGCCATAACATGATTTCTCTCGATAAGATAGAACTTATTATCCCTAACCTCCACCTCACGGATAATATGAGTGGGGACGACAACAACATCTCCAGCTTTATAACCCTTTTTGCCCATCTCTGGGTCCTTAACTATCGTAACAGCTTTATAGGGCTTTTCGGCTGGCTTATAATCTTCGGGGAGGGCGATCAGGCTTTCTGGGGCCTTGTCCTCTTCGAAAGAAAGTTCTACTTCAATCCAGCTATTTTTGGGATCTAAGACCATTTTTCAACTCCATACTTTTGAATCGCTCGCTTGTTTGTTTCATATTCTTCAAAGGTGAGAAACGAAGTTGCCACTTTGTGACAATTTTTGCATTCAAACCTGACGGCGACATGCCCAATAGAAGCCTCAATGTGGCCGTTTGGGATAAAATAATGCCGCTTGTCGCCCTGACATTTCCTTACCAACTCTGATTTTGATACTAAGTGGTTGAAATTCATAACTCACCTCACCTTTACATAATAACACAAAGACGACGCGGTGTCAAGTGATTATTTAATTTCGCAGACGCCGCCTGCACAAGCCAGCTCGCCCTGTAGATCCGTGTCGTCCTGCATCTCGATGACACCTGTGAGGTCAACGGTAAGTAGCGATTTCATCATCTCATTGTAAGTTTCTTCGTCGCAATCTTCAAAGGGCGCCTGCTTGTAACTATGCTCCGAGTGTGGTAGCACAGACAATCCATTATAGGTTGCTCGGTTCTCCCACATCCATTTGCCAACCTCTTCCCACTCGTCCTCTTTGATAGTGACGGTTGCGCTTACGTTGTGCGTATTTTGCCCTTTCCAGTGGCCCGGTCTCACCCATTGGGTGCTGATCTTTTTAACTCTCTTGAGCATCTTTATTGCGCTTTCTGAGCGGGTAATTGATCCTTCTGGTGCTCGCTGGGGTGCTGAGATAACTGCTGTATCGTGAGGGCGGAAAAACTCGTCTTCGACCAACTCCGGGTGGTGGTCGGCGAGATATTGATAAATAGCCTCGTTCTTTCCGACGCGGATACGACGGATATAATAGTCGTTGTGCCAAGCATGGATGCCCGACGAAGTCCCAAGTGTCAATGACGTGGTTCCAGCCGGTTTAACACAGGTTGTACGGGCTGCGGGGTTAATGCCAAGGAGTTCGGCGACTCGCTTGTTCTCCTCTTTAACAACTTTAGCGGCCGCTTTCATATCCAGCTTGAGAACGTGCCCGGAGGCGATACCAGTCATCGAAACACCGATAAGTGAGTCTTTCTCTGTATTGCGCTGCCATACTGGTCGTAGATAGTGAAAGTCTGTATAAGATGCCTGAAGCGTGCCGATAAAAGCTGCTGCTTTGACTCGTGCTTCATACTCCTCCTGAGAATCCACGTTTGATACATTGACCTCGGTCAAGTTACAGAACTGGTACGGACGGAGTGCGATTTCGCAGCAGGGGTTTGTTCCCCAGTCTTTGTCATATGTAAAGTAGAAGCCGGGCTCTCCGGCGCCGCTGGCCTTTACGCGGTCCCAAAGATCCATAAAGAACTCTTCTGTGATTTTGTGTCGCATAAGAACAATACTATTGTTAGCTCGGCCTCGTTGTGGGTTGGCCTCAAACCACCTTCCTGCTTTCGCTGCGATCATCTCGTCATCGTCGGCCGAAAACAACGAAATGAGGGCTGCTCGGCGGATGCCACCTGCAAGCACGGCGTCTGCGATGTGGCAGATCATGTCGTGAACCTCGATAGGTCGCAATTTATCGCCGTTTTCCTTATGCTCAAGCATGCCCTCTAATTTGACCAAACACTCTTTTAGTGGCTGTGGTCCGGGGGCTTTACCGCCTGATGTTACTAATCTGCTGCCTTTTGGTCGAATATCGGAAAAGTCGAAGCGTAGTTTTGATGTGCCGCGGAAATAAGACGTTACTAGGGCTTTTACCGCGTCTGCCCAACCTTCAATAGAGTCAGAGACGAGATAGCGGTAGGTGCGCTTGCCACTAGGTTTGAGAATCTCAGGCAACTGCTCAACATGGTGTGTTTGCACCGAGTATCCGACTCCGGTACCGCCTAAAAGAAGGAACATTGTTTCACCAAATGCCCGGATATCATCAATAGGCATGTAGGCACAATTGAAAATACGGTTTGGGGCAACCTCAATGGGCTTGCCGCCAAACTGCATGGACCTCATCGAAGGAAGCACTTTCTTATCATAAACAAACTGATATGCTTGTTCAACCTCTTCCTTCATTTTGGGAAATTTCTTGATGTGCATCGCCTTGTTGCGATTTACCAACTCTTCAAATGTTTCCCTACGGTATTTATCAGCCATATAGCGGGCATACTTCATGTGCACTGTGATGTCTGATAAAATCTCTGATGATAGCTCCATTTTATTCTCCCTAGTCCTTTTGCTTTTGATTTTTTCTAAATTTCTTGTACTTCTCTTTCAATACTTCGCTTTGGTCTCTAGCAGTTAACATGTTCTGTTCTTCGCCTGTTTGTTGTAAAACTTTTATCTGAACATTTGCAGTTTGCATAGAAATAGGGAATACTAACCCATCGGGACCGTTTCTGTTCTTAGCGACAAAAACCCTGCCGGTATCAGACTGCTTGTCTTCTACGGTTCTCGAAAGTGAGAAGATAAAGTCAGCAACGAAACACTTGTTAAAGGCTTCTGATATGGATTCCATCGTGATAACTTCGGCATTTAGTCCTGACCTATTCGTTTGTGACGCGGTCCACAAGCAACATTCAAATTCCTTTGCCAAACCGCGCAACTCTTCATAAATAGATTCCAGTTCGTTTCTTTTCTCTTTTTGGGCCGAAACTGGCCTCAATAAATCACCATAATCCACAAGAACCATGTCAGGCAAAATATCCCTCATTTTTAATTTTTCCAAGTGAGTTCTCAATGAGCGTGTAGATGCGGACTTCGTGGGATACTCCTTTACAATCAGGGTTCCCTCCACGTCCTGCACCTGCTCATAGATCTCTTCTTTGAAAGAGTGTAACTGACCAAGGGGTATTTTCGTGATACACGAATCGTATCGACTCGCCACAACGGTGTCGGCTAACTCAAGCGTATAGTGAACAACAGTTTTTCCTAACTTTAGAGCCGCAGCCCCCAAGTGTACAAGTACCATTGACTTACCTGCCCCCGTTGGCGCAATCACGACGCCCAACTCGCCCTTGCCGAGTCCACCCTTACATAGTTCGTCGATGTCATTCCAGCCCAGTGAAATTGGCCCACGAGCCTTAATCTCAAACCTTCTCTCAAAGTCTTTTAAATAATCATAGCCGTGGTCGGTATGATCGCCCAACTTGATGGCATCGTTAATAATCTTAGCAATTTCATCAAAAGAGGACTTTTCGAGCAGCGGAACAGACTTAATCATTGCTTCTTTGAGTTTTTGCTTGCGGCAGAACTCAAGTGAAACCTTCTTAATGTAGTCCGAGCCGCTGACTTGGGCGTCGTGGATACGAGCAAAATAATTTCTCAATTGTTGCTGCGTGGCGACGTTTTCATCGTCAAGTTCGGCGCGAATAACAGAGATCATAATGCGATAAGTCGGATGAACTCCGAACTCTTCTCGATACTCAAAGATCTTCTTGATGAAGACTCGTAGATAGTGAAGCTCTAGAAAGTTAATGTCTAGGACCTCCATAATTGTATCTGCGAATGGCCGATCTTGAAGAATCATTTGACATAATGACTCTTGAAAATCTTTACCAAATTTACTGAAACTTGGTTTGTTTTTTTCCAAGCGAACTCCCCCGTGGATTATTAATATAGCCTATAAAGGCCCGTCTGTCAAGCAATCATCTTATTTTTTTCAACGATGCCGCGGAGCATCGCCATAAGCTCGGACCAATCATAGGAACCGAAGCCATGGTCAACCGAGGAACGCTTTAATTCCGTCGCGTTCAACTCAAACTCGAAATTATCGAGGGCGTAATTGACCTTTTTACGACCTTGCACCGAAATGCTTGGTGGGGTGAGATTCATGACTTTGTAGTTTGTTTCTACCCTATCCCAATCTTCTACAATTCTTTCATAGAATTTAAGCTTTCCTTCGGCATTGGCGCAATGGTCGTAAACTTCATTGAGCGTGTGCATCTCATCGTCGATAAGAAAAGACAG